CCGCGCCACCAGTGGCCACAAGATCGGAAGTATTGGCCTTTAGATTTAACTCCGCCCCCATGGCTGTGGAGCCTGCCACATATTCCGCGATGTCATCTGGCGCCACTTGAATATTGATGCCAGATTTCCAACCCACCAGCTTATCAGTTGTGGCAAGAGGGCTTTCATTGAGAAACCCTGAAAACTGCACAAAGCTATCGGCCATTATAAATCCTCTGGTGTAACAGGGCCAACGCCCTCACTATAAATAGGCAAGCCATCCTCGCTCAAGAGATGTTGCCCAATCTCCGATGTCAAAGGCATGGCGGTGAACACAGAAGGCAGTTCCGGCGAAGCATCGGGCCGTGGGTTGCCTTCTGGATAAACGACAGGGGGAACCATGGTGTCAGGCAGGGGGTCAAAGCAATCGCGGCAAACGCGAAGTCCGCTCCATTCGACCATAAGCTCATTTAGCCTAAACTTGGAAGCGCACCGCTGGCACTGCCCCCACGCTCCGTTGTGCCGGTATTCGTAGGGGACAATGCGCATCGGTGCGCCTCCTAGTTAGACTTCAAGACGTAGGTGGATTAAGCGCCAAGATTACCCAAGACGCCGCGCCAGTCGCCCACGCCAGCCGAGAAGCGCATAGAGGCCTTGGCCTTTGCATTATCCGTGTCGAACTCATTATCCTTCGACAAGGTAACGTCACGCCGCCACATGCTCATCAGGCCGTTTGGAACGTCCGTCTGCACATACCAGCTATCGGTGTCCGTGATATACTTCGACACCACAACGTCAGGGACAATGCCCATGGCGTTCAAGGCGTTGATGTTGTTCATGGACGAACCCGATTGCAGCACCGAGTTGAGAACACGCGTAACGGTAAAAGCGTCTTCGGGATTGATGATAACCCGCTTGACGCCCGCGTTGATCGGGATGCCGCGATTGTTAGTCATGCGCCAAGCGACCTTGGTCGCATCTTCCATAGCGGCTTCCGAAAAATCGGCGGCGGTCAGGAGATTGCTTTGGTTGCCCGACAAGGTGGGATGCGAAGCCGAGAACAGCGCCGCGCCGTCACCAATGGCATAGTTGGTGTCAAAACCGCGATTGAAAACGTTGGCGTGAACGTATTCAGCCGTAGTCCGCATCGACCATGCGAGGTTGGCAGATCGGGCGCGGCTCAACTCGTCATACTGGTTATCTTCCAACTCTTCTTGCGTCACGATATAGCCGAGGCCATACACAACGTGCGTGAACAGCGATGTATAGCCTTGGCTGTCGCTGTCATACTGGATAGGCGCGCCTTCCGACTTGGACGGGGCTAGGCCGAACGTGGTGCCTTCCGAAACGCGCTCTTGGAACTTGTCCGACGAACCCTTTTCGAAATAGCTCGACCAAGTGGCGGGAACCTTGTCGTAAGACAAGCCGAACCACTTTTTAACACCCGGCCAAAGAGCATCGGGATGGGCGGAACGAGTAATAATGCCAGCCATAATTCAATACTCCCCTTAGACGCCAGTCGAACCGGCTGCGCCCGTTTCAGTGGGCAGATTGATGGCAACAAGCCACTTGGCGGTGGTGCCGATAGCATTGTCAATGCGCTGTTGCAGGCCGATGATGCGGCATTGCAACGTTGCGGTCGTGGCCGCTGTGCTGCTGTCAAGCAAGAAGCCCGACAAGCCTGTAGAGGTGTTGCCGCTGCCCGCGATCAGGTCGATATTCAGGCCGATGCTGGTGGCCGCAAGCGAACCGCCCACGCCGTCCTCCTGCGCTTCAAACAGCAACAAAGGATCATCAGCCACCAACACATACATCGCAGTCGACGCAGCGCGATACTTGGCCGGAAAAGGTCCGGTGGGCTGGAAACCAACCACCACGCCAGTGATGCGGCCAGCCGAGGCCGCCGTGGCGCGGGTAATGGTCGGGACGCCGTCAGCATCGCCAGACCCTGCGATGATTACTGGATCACCAATAAACAGAGCCGTGGAATCGGCGGCGGGCACATAATACGTGCGGGCCTGACCGTTCCACGGCGATCCGTTGCGGTAGCGGACGGGCGAAAGGCCCATCGGTGCATTCGAGTTTGCCATAATTTAAACCCCTTTCGGGGCCGAGTTACAGCCCCGCTTTGCGAGAGATATTGTTGCCATCCGGAACGTAACTTACACTCCGGTCATTGCCATTAGGGCTGGATGCGACACCTTTCAGCATATGGTCGTCGCGTTGATCGAGAATCCCGCGCTTTTGCTGCTGATCAATATCGTGAAGATCCTGCCACTTCTCCATCAGCACGAGCTTGCCTGTGCCATCGCGGCTCTCCGCAACAGGCTCAACACCGGGCGTAACATCCCAATCTTGACGATACATTTCAGCCTGTCGGCCTGCTGCATCGCGAACCCATCGGGCGGTTTTACCCTCAAGGGCAAGGCGCTCTCGAACTTCAGAAGGGATCGATAGAGCCATGCGGCCCATGCGATCCAGATCGCCATCATCACGGCGGCGGCGCTCTCTGCGCAACTCGGTAGCGCGATTACTCAGCGCCTGCTCAACCGGCTTGTCAGCTTCGGGCCTCTCACCCTGTGCTTGGACTGCGCGGCGGTCGTATTGCCCTCTAGGCATATCTAAGTCTCCTTATGCATGAACTATGCCAAATGTCAACACTTGGAGGCGTTATTGCCCGTCCCAATAGTCTTTGGCGTATTCTTTCTTCGATTCATCGACGTTCAAGCCGAACTTTTCCGCATACAGCTTAGCGTAGCTTTCCGCTGCGCGCTTCACATCAGCGGGAAGGTCGTCATAACCACGGGCGCGCTTGACGCTAGTAGCGCGGCTAGGCGCGTTCACGGCTGCGGGGGCTTTCGTTGTGGAGGTGCCGCCCACCAATTCGGGGAAGCGCTTACGAATGGCGGCCTCCACTGCCTCAATCTGGTCCGCCGCGCTCTTGCCTTTGGCGTGTTCGCGCTGGCTAACTGCCACGGCGTAGGCGGTCGCGTCATCATCTTTGCCATACCACGGATTGCGAGACGCAAAGTCCTGCTCAACATTGGCGGTCGGGGCGATGTTCACAGCCTCGGCTTGCAGGTTGTTTAATTCCTGCATGGCCCGCGCCGCGCCCTGCGTGTCGCGATTTTCGACGGCATCGGCAAACCTAGCCTGTAATTCATCCGCCTGCCGCTTAAGGGCGCGCTCCGTTTGCTTGCTGCTGGTTTCCGCCATGCGGTTAATCTGCTCACGCATGGACCGCATGTCCTTTTTCAGGCTGCGGTTAATCTCGCGCTCTTCCTTGATCCACGCCTCAGCGGACTTGCGCTTTTCATTCGGCACACCATCCCCATCGGGCCGCCAACCCATATCGGCGGCAAGGCGCTCAACATCGGACAATTCGCGGGTCTGCGCATCGGGGGGGGTAACATCATCGCCGGATTCGTTGGCCCCGGTGTCGATAGGCTCTTGTTCGGTAAATTCGGTCATGCCACAACCCCCCAATCTTCGGCCAGCACATCGGTCTGAGAGGCAAGCCAAGGAACAACATTATTCTGCGCGGTTTTCATGGCAATATATGCGGTGTAGGGGACCATATCGTCAGGGAACATGCCGACCATGGTTCCAAGCGTATTCCGCTGCGCTGGATAGCTGGCAGCAGGCACGTAATACAGAAACATGCCCTTGCCGTTCCAGCCTTCGCGCGCAACGCGACGGCCAGCCTTGAGAATTTCAACTGCATGGCCAAAAGTCATGCTAGTGACAGGCTGGTAGGCGGCTTCAAACACATTCGCGGGCGACCACGTGATATACCCTGCATGATCGGGGTGATTGCTGGCGCCACCATCAAGAAACTCGACCAAATAGCCAGCATCATCGCCGTTTTCATCGGCGGGCAGCGTCCACCCGCGATAATTGTTATATTCCAATCGCGTCATAGCGATGGCTTTGATTTGTTTGGTCCCGATGTAGTTCATACGAACGCCTCCTCATCAATGATCGCCGCAATATCCTTGTCCAGCAAAAGCCGGTAATCGCGTCCGTCTGCGCCCTTGGTCATAAGCCCTGCCAGCTTGGCGAATTGCACCGCATCGCCAGCGGCGGGGGCATTTTCACCAAAGTTTGCAAAATCGAATGCGGCGGGAGAGGTGGCGACAATGCGACCGCGCACTTGAATGAGGCGCTCCTTGTCTTGCGCATGGTCGGGGATGAAAACGCTGCCGATTTTATCGGTGACAGGCTCAACGGCGACCAGCACATTAAACCCCATGGGCTTGATACCCGGCTTGCAATCTTCCAA